CTACTTCTCACGTGAGCCATTTTTTTGTTCTTGGTCCGGTCTCCCGATATGGAGAACGGCGCGATCGGCACGGCGGCGTTGGTCGGCGGCGGCGGTGTATCTTGCCACTTCCTTGTCGGTGCGGTGGCCGGTGATCGATTTGATATCCTGATTGGAACTGCCGCCCTCGGCCAGGCGGCGGGCGGCAGCCTTGCGCAGGCCATGGGCCGTGCAATTGGGCAGGCCCGCCTGATCGCACCATTTGCGCATTCTGTTGCCGATGCCGGCACCGGAATAGGGCTTGCCATAGTCGGTCAGCAAAAAGCTGATCTGGCCTTCTGGCGTCCTGTCCAGTTCCTCGGCAAGATCCGGGTGCAACGGGATCTCGAGCATGGTGCTGGTCTTTTGCTGCCACACCCGGACATAGCCATTGGTGATGTGTTGCCGCCCCAGATTGATCACGTCCGACCGGCGCTGCCCCAGATAGAGCATGAGATACATCGCCCGCCGCGCTGTAGAACCGGCGGGGTGCCGCGCTTCATATTGGGCGATATCGGATTCCGACCAGGTGTGAAAGCCGGGTGACTTGATCCGGTAGGCCTTCACGCGGGCGCACGGGTTATCGTTACGCCACCCTTCATCAATCGCCAATTCCATCAAAACGCGCAGCCTGTCCAGCAGATTGTTCGCCGCCGCCGGCGTTTCCTTCATGCGGGCGAGGATGGTGCGCACATGTTCGCCACGCATCGCCCGCACATTCTGATGGCCATAGCGTTCACGGAACCGCTCGAGGATGCCGCGATAGGTGACCTGCGTGCTTTTGGCCAGGCTGAGAAAATCGGTGGTCTCATAATAGATGGCGATCAGCGCCGAGACGGTGCCCGGCTTGATCCTGTGCCGGCTTTTTGCGGGCTGCGCCAGCTTGCCGCTGCGGCAGGCCGCCAGTTCTTCCCGGAATGCGTCTGTGCCCGGCGTGGATTTGAAGTAATAGGTTGGCCGCCCGGCTGCCCGGAACCGCACCCGCCAGCGACCAAGCCGCTTGTCATAAAACTCAGTGACGCCTTTCGGCAGATTGCTCTTCCTCGGCAAGCTGCTGATCCCATCCGTTTGCGTTTGCGGCACCATCATCGCTGTGAACCGCGCCTTTGGCAATAATCGTCATATCTGATCGAATTTCGATCTCGATTGCGTTGAAACCGGCATCGCGCAGGCCCTTGGCCAACTTCTTGATATCTGTCGCTTTGAAATGGGCCAGATCGCTCATTCGGGCGTATCCTCATCCGGATGCGACAGCCATTCATGCTCGAGGCGGATGGCGATGACTTCCGGGGTGACCGGTTCGGCGGGCATCTTGCGCAGCCAGGCGATAATGTCCTCGGTGGTCATCACCGCGGCCCGGACTTCGCGGGTGGCGATTTCGCGGGCGAGGGAAGTGTGGGGCATCAGGGCATTTCCCCAAACAAAAGCTCGTCTGCTGTCACGTCCAGTGCATCGCAAAGCGCCCGTACAGCACCCATTGAGGGTTCACCGCGGCCAAGTTCTATATTCGCAACCTGTGGGCGTGTGATTGGCAGCTTCTCAGCTAGTTGCGCCTGCGTAAGCCCTTTCGCTTCGCGAAACGCTTTGATGCGGTCACCGATATGAATGTCGATTTCACCACTGCCGCGGCATGTCGGGCATGGCTTGGTTTGTTTTTGGCGCATCACCGCGTCTCCCGTGCCATGCGCGCCCGGCCTTCAGCAGTGATCATCCGGCGGCGGTTTTTGCCTTTGCCGGTTTCGGCCAGCAGGCCTTTGGCGACGAGTTGGGTTGTGGTCTGGCCGGGGTGATAATCGTGCGGCCGGTCCGGATCGATCCAGCCGCCGACGGTGTAGTGCAGCCCGCCGCGCGGATCGGCCATGTTGGCGGCGCAGAGGGCGCGCAGCTGCAGCTGGGTAAGGCTCATTCGCTCATTCCCCTTCATGCTCGATGATCTGCTTCTGCGGGTCTGTTGCGTCGCCTTCCAAAAACATCCATGCGTGGAAACTGACCGCATGCCGGATCACATCCGGCGTGCAATTGAACGCAAGCGCAGCCGCGGCAACGGATGTCTCGCCGTCCTGACACATCGCCCAAATCTGCAATGCATTGGCGAATGCGGCTGTGGCAATGCTTGTGCCGGTCTCTGCATGATCATCCTCATCGAGACCAAACGGGTCCTGAAAGTGCCAATCGTCTTTGAGGGTAAGCGCCATCACGCACCTCCCTGTGTGTCGAGTGCGGTGCGGTAGTCGGCAATAGCCTTGCGACCCAATCGTGTCAGGTGAAATGTTCCGCCTTTAGGATGCGAAACCATCGCCAGATATCCGATATCGGACAGGCGAAAGCCGAGTATCCAGCGCTCTTGGTCATTCTCGACAACTTGGTTGACGCCCTTCGCCTCATCTTCTTCGAGTGAGAACAAAAGCTGCCAGTCGTAAGGGTCCAGCGCCTTCACCTTTGGCTTCCACCCTTCACCAGCCTCTAGGGCGTTGGCTGTTCGGGTGTGAAGACCGTTGGACCCTTCGAGGTCTTCGTGAGCAAAATGACGATGTGCCCGCGCCAGATTCTGCGCTTCCTCCGATTCAGGCCCACCGGACTCTAGGGTGGCGCAGAGGCGGCAGCACACGCGGCGCTTGTGGCCGTGAAAAGTGGATTGGCAATGGACGCAGCGGCATTCATACTTGTTTTCGCCGCCCGCATAATCTGCGGGCCAGTCCCGCCCGGCCTCATAAGTGGCGAGGGCTTCGCGGGCCAACGGCACAACGTCATCGATCTTTTCCCGCTGATGCTGCCAATTGCGGTCGTAGCAATCGACAATCTTTTTCAACGCCTCCACCAACCCCGCCGCACTGGCGCTTTGCTGGGGGCGGGTGTCGATGAAGTCACACATGGCCTGAATAAACGGGACTTCGCTTGTTCCGTTTGCATAGGCATCTGCTTCGGCGTCCGAACAGCCCATAGCCTTCTTTGCGTTCACGCGGATCGTGTCTCGAACGTATTCAAGCCGCTGGTGCTCTGTGCGTAGACTGCTGAGTGCTTTGTCCAGTTCGTGAACTGCCGCAGCAACTGCCTCGAACGGCTTCAACTCCACATCACTCATGATTCCACCTCCAGTTCGGTCATCACGTCGGCGAAAATCTGGTCGATGGTGGCGAGGTCCCAGCCGTTAAGGCGGAGGACGACGAGGGCATCGGCAGAGGCAATGCCGGGGCTGAGCTGGGCGGCAGCCCGCTGGACAAGGCTGCGGTGCGCCTCGGCGCGGTCAGCCGCCATTTGCAACGCCATGCCAGCATTGCCGGACCACATGGCCTGAAGCTCGGTTTGGGCTTTGAGGGTACTCACCATGTCAGCACCAGTGCCAGAAGGAACAACAGTGCCACGGTGAGAGCCGGAGATGTGGTTTCGATGGTGCGTAGCCAGCGGGGCATCAGGCAGCCTCCAGTTCATTGACAGCGGGTAGGCCGCGCGTAATGCTGCCCGCATGGGGCAGGGAGGCGCGCATGGCCTTGGGCAACGTTTTCGAGCAGGTGAAAGAGTGGTGGTTGGTCTCGGTGGCCTCGGGCAGCGCGATTTGCGTGTCTGCGCTGCCGGCGGACAATCCGGACGGGTTTCTGTGCGGATTGGGACTTGCTCTTTTTGGCCTCGGCCATGGCATTTGCCGCAAGAAAGAGGTCTGGTTCCAGAGTGCGCCGGGTGGCGGACACGTAAAGGTTGAAAATCCCGTGTTCCGCGCAACGCCTGTGGGCATATTATTCATCGCGGCCGGCCTCGCGCTTCTCGTGTTCGGCCTTTGGCGCGTTTCCGGCGTCTATTTCGGGGCCGTTTTCGGGGCGGTGTGGGGTGGCTTTACCGGCACGGTTTCCGCTTTGTGGGGCTTTCTGCTGTGGGCCGTGTCCACCGTTCTTAACTTCGTGAAATGGTTGATCGTCGCGGCCTGGTGCAACGCTAGCGCATGGGTCGGCGGCGGAACCTGCGCCTGAATTGGGCAGCGGCGTGATCTTCATATCAGTGCCGCGGATTGAAATCGTGCCGTTGGCAATATCGACGACGTGTTCGAAGGCGCGATTGATGGTGCGCTGCTGCACCAAAATCCAAATTATCAGGCAAATGCCAATGACCATGCCCAGCACGAGGGCCAGTGCCATTACGCTCATCAAAGCCTGCGCGTCAGGTGAGAATGTTGTCGGATCGGATGACATCTGTCCCTCCAAATCGGGTGTGATTTGGTGGGAGAGTAATTACAACTGAGTTGTAAAGTCAACCTTGAAAATACAAATGAGTTGTAACAAGGTGCACACACTCTAGCTGCAATGGGATCATTTCCCTATGCCTGCCACAATTCGAGATGCAGCTAATATCACTATTTTAGTCAAGAAGAGGCCAGGACGCATGCAAAGCAAAGTAGAGCAGAGTGAAGTTGTATTACATAGGTTAGCGGCGGTCATTTGCGGGCAGTTGCCGCTGGACGAATCGGAAGCGGACAGGGTGTTGGAATATGTCGCGGCGATCCGCGCAGCAGCTCCACCTGGGCGCAAGGATGTAAAGCCTGCAAGTCTGTCGACTCAGTCAGCTTTCGGCGGATAAAGCAAATCAAACATATTTTTGGGCAGCGTGGTGCCCATATCACGGAACAACCAGTCCAGTGTGACCCCTGTTCTGTTGCAAATATTAAGCCCGCCAGAGACATCTGGCCGGGCGTTTCCGCTTTCCCAGTTCCATAGTTTTTGCGGCGATACGCCAAGATAGGCGGCGAACGCAGTGGCGCTTTCGTACCCGAGCGCTTTTCTCAACAATATGATTCTGCGCCCAATTGCCTCGGGCTTTGCGGCCTGATTATCCATGGGCGCAGTGTGCAAACTTTCGTCCACATATAAATAAAAATAAAACAGGGTTGTAAAAACTACAACTGAGTTGTAAAAGCGAGGCATGAATCAGCCCGCGATCATATCGACAGTTGCCGAGTTGCAGACTGCCTTGGGCGGCGGCACGCCCATGGCACGACTGTTCAACACCAAGCCGCAGAACGTTTGGCATTGGGTGAATGTCGATAAGATTCCGGCGGACTGTTACCTTGAGCACAAGGCCATCCTTGATGCGCGTGGCATCGTTGCCGCGCCGCGGCTGTGGTTCGGCGACAGGGTGCCGGCCACCTCCGAAACAGTGGAGGCGGCCGAATGATGCGTGTTGCCCTAGATCTTCTGGATCACGAACGTGCAGTTCTTTTCGGCGGCCACCTGTTCGATGGCATTCATGCGCCCGCGCAGGTTGGCAATGGTGGCCTCGCCGGCGCTGTCGCGGCTGAGGAACAGAAGGGCCGGCCAGGCGACAATGATGCCGACGCCGGTCAGCGCCGCGTCGCGGTCCGCCGTTTCCTGTTGCTGGCCAACAGCGGCATAGGCCTGGTTGGACAACACAACCGCCTCGGATTCCAGTTCGTCGCAGGTGCGATCGCGATAATAGCGCGGATCGACATAGTTTGCCGCGATCTGGCTGGGTGGCTTGGCACATCCGGACAAAGCCAGCGCCACAACGCCGGCGCACAACACAGTCTTTTTCATGGACCCCTCCGTTTTCTGGTGCGGCGTATTCAACATTCAAATCTCTCTCATGTCCAGAACCGGGGGTGCTGCTGATGCCTGAGGCGCTGCGGATGCTGGGGTTGTGGCTGTGTTTTGGTCTGTTTCTGTCCGGGTTGGCGGCAGCGCTGTTCTGGCTTGTCGGCGGCACACTCGACACAGAGGCGCGCAATCTGTGCCTTGTTATTGGATTTACGGTTGCAGGGTTCATGCAGCTGTCCGAGGAGCCGTGAGCGATGAGGTCGTTTCTGCTCAAGGCTATGCGCGGCGCTTCGCACACCATCTGCATTCTGGTGCTGATCGTTGCGGTGGCGAACCCCGCTTTGTTGCCGTACGTGCTCAAGCTGTTCGTTATTGCCTTTGCACTCAACGTGATTTTTCTGGCCGCGCCTGTCCTGATGCGCGGCAGGGGTGGGCGCTCATGAGGTCCCAATCCGCAATTTACGAAATCGGCGCGCTTAGTCCGCAAGCAACCCGCGCCGCCAGAATTGGTTTGGTGGCGGGGCGCCGAACCGAAAAACCGGGTGCCACTTTTTCTGGCGCCCCGCACCCCGGACATCCATCGACATCGCACGCCAGTCCGGGCTGCCGCTTTGTTTTTTCGCCCCCCACCCCGGTGCTGCGCACCGACCTTCCCCACGATGGGGGAGGGAGGGGGTGTTTCCCACTCCGGTCTTTCGCCTTCACGGTCTCCTCCCAAGGAGCGGTCGGCGGGCCGGGCCGTCCTCTGTCCCGGCATGCAGCCGCGTCTTACCATTATCGCGGGGTCCATGATTTTGGGAACGCCGGGCGCTTGCGCCGGCGTGGGGCAGGGGGCGGCTTTTTCTCCAAGGTTGATCATTTGGTCACCTTCACTGGCGGGGTGGTGGCAGCCAGGCTGCGCCCCGCTTTTTCTGCACCGGTTGTGCTGGGCAACGGGCGCTGTGGCCCGCGTCTGATTGTTGTTCATGCCGGTGAACCTACCCCCGGCCGGTTTGCCGGCGGGCAAAAACAAGTTGCGGCGTTGCAAGCCAAGGAGTGCAACGCGATGAACACGCTACGCGAGGGCGAACTGACGCCCCTGGCGATGGATATGGCCCGGCAGATGACCGAGGCCAGCTATCGCTGTTTTCATGAAAATCTGGAGGCGGTGGACGCCCGGCTGGCCCGGCGCTACCGGGTGCCGCAAGGCTGGTTCTGGGGTGCGCGCTACCGTGCCCCCAAAATCCTCACCGCCACCGGCTTTTACAATCTCACACTGGGCTATGGCCACATATTCGGCCCGCACCGTCTGCCGCCGGCGGCGGCGCGCTTTGCCGAGGCTGTGGACCGGGCCCGTGACAGGATGGAGGCGGACTGATGGCAACAGCTGATGCCCTCAAACCCAAGCACGGGATGCCGAGTGAAATTGTCTCGGTGAGCCGGGTGCAGCGGCCAAAATTCTATTGGGCCTGCATCAAGGAACTGGAGCACCAGACCGGCGAGAGCCAGGCGCATCTGCGCACGCTGAACAGTTGGAATTTTCCGCGCGCCGTGGTGGACGCGGCCCCGCGCCACTTGCGGCCGACGAAGCGGGGCAAAGCCAATGGCTGACCGGCCCATTCTCTTTTCCGGCCCGATGGTGCGGGCGCTGCTGGATGGCCGCAAGACGCAGACGCGGCGGGTGTTGAAGCCTCAGCCTGTAGGCGGCCCGCTTCGCCGGACATATGTGCGTGAGTTTCATGGGCCGGTATACGCGCTGTTCGGGGAACATTCGTCTGAAACGATCAAATTGCCATACGCCCCCGGTGACCGGCTTTGGGTGCGCGAAAGCCTGAAATGCGGCAGCAATGATCAAGGGGCCGAATGGATCACCTATGCCGCTGATGGCGAGGTGCCGCCCGGCCTTGGACACTATAAGTGGTTTTGGGAGCGGAACTTGCTTCCCTCGATCCACATGCCCCGCTGGGTCTCGCGCCTGACGCTGACCGTCACCGATGTACGGGTGCAGCGGGTGCAGGACATCAGCGAGGCCGGTGCGATTGCCGAGGGTGTTGAACGCGATTTCGAAACCCGTAGTTTCTGGGGCGTTGAAGGCGCCGGGGTCGGTGGCGCGACGCCACGCTATACCGAGGCGCGTTTGGCCTTCCATCGACTGTGGGACAGCCTCAACGCCAAGCGCGACGGCGGCGCCTACAGCTGGGACGCCAACCCCTGGGTCGTCGCCGTCACCTTCACGGTGGCACAGCACAATATTGATGCGGGGGTGGCATGACCCTGCGCGATATCGACACCGATCAACTGGATCTGCGCTCTGATGCACGCAACATTGATGCGGCCAAGGTGGAGGCGTTGGCCGAAAGCATTGCCGACACCGGGCTGATCAACCCCATTCGCGTGCGCGCCGGGGCCGATGGCCGGTTTGAGGTGATCGCCGGGGCGCACCGGCTGGCGGCGCACAAGATCCTCGGACTGGCCGAAGTGCCGGCCATTCTCGTCAATGATGATGATCTGCACGCCGAACTGGCCATGATCGACGAAAACCTGATCCGCGCCGAACTGACGCCGGTGGACCGCGCCCGGCAGACCGCGCGGCGCAAGGCGATTTATGAGGAACTGTTTCCTGAAACGGTGGCCGGCGTGGCCGGCGGCAAGGCGCGCCAGGGCACAGCGGGCGACAAGTTGTCGTTTGCTGAGGACACAGCCGCCAAAACCGGGCGCGATGCCCGCTCCATTCAGCGCGATGCCAGCCGGGGTGCGCGGGTGAGCGATGATGTGCTGGACATGATCCGGTCGACGCCGCTCAACACCGGCCTTTTTCTCGACCGGCTGAAGAATTTGACACCCGCTGACCAGAAGCGCGTGGTCAAAGATGAGCTGGCGCGGCTGAGCGCCGAGGCGGTGGAAAAGCGCCGCGCCAAGGCAGAAGCGAAGAAAGAGCGCCGGGCCGAGCGTGAACAGACCCTCGCCGCCAAACAGACGTCGCTGCCCGACAAGCGCTATGGCGTGATCTATGCCGACCCGGAGTGGCGCTTTGAACCCTATAGCCGCGAGAGCGGTATGGACCGGGCGGCGGACAATCATTATCCAACCTCGGCCCTTGACGCGATCACGTCTCGGCCTGTTGGCGACATTGCCGCCGATGATTGTGTACTTTTCCTCTGGGCCACTGCGCCCATGCTGCCCCAGGCGCTCGAGGTGTTGGCGGCCTGGGGCTTCACCTATAAATCGCAGGTGATCTGGCGCAAGGCTGATATTGAAAGCCGCGGCGCGGACCCGGCAAAGGTGGATCGCGGGCGCTATTCGACCAGTCTTGTCCTTGGCACCGGCTACTGGTTCCGCAATGCGCATGAGATCCTGCTGGTCGGAACGCGCGGCAACGTGCCGGCGCCGGCCATGGGTGACCAGTTCCCCTCGATCATCGATGCGGCGCCGCTCAAGCATTCGGAAAAGCCCGAACGCTTTGCCGAACTGATCGAAGCCTATTTCCCGAACCTGCCGAAGATTGAACTGAATGCGCGCACGCGGCGCGACGGCTGGGATTGTTGGGGGCTTGAGGCGCCGGACCTTGACGCGCACCCCACCCCCGCCGTGTCGGCGGACCCTCCCCATCGAGGGGACGCCCACCACCCTTCGAGTCCCGCGCTGCGCGCGCCTCAGGATGAGGGCGGTACGGACGGCCTCTCCCCCAGCCATGCCGCCGCGGCAGCATGGGATTTGGCGCGTACTTTCATGGCGGCAAATCCCCCGAACATTAATGGGGCGATAGCAGCGCTTTATGCAGTGAATGCGCCGCTTGACGACATTTGCGCCTTCACCGGTTTGCCCAACCCTAACAGCGTCAAGCAACGCGCCAAGCGTATGAAACTGGGCGACCGCGACCGGCAACGCAGGGCCGTGGCGGCGGCAAACAGGCGGCGGAAAAAAGAGGCAAATTAGGAGGCCACAATGAATTTGGATTCAGCGATCAAGAAGTTGCGGGACGATGCGAATGCCAGTGCGGCGGGCGCGGTTGCGCCCGAACACATGGTTGCGGACCCGTCGCGGGATCATCTCGATGAGACGCTGGCGGCTTTGAGCCGGGCGGCGGACCCCTCACCCCAACCCTCTCCCCAGAGGGGCGAGGGAGATAAGGCGGTGCCCGGCGCGGACACAGGCGGCTTCAAGCCGCTGCGGCCGATCGAGCAGGTGGGCAGCGCTACCCGCGCCAAGCTGGATGCGCTGCGCCCGCGGTTGCGGCGGTTGGATTCGGCGCATGCGGATACAATGAAACTGTTTGAACAGCATTGCTTTGCTGAAACCCAAATGTTGCGGCGGCATAGGGAGGAAATTGCGGACGTTGCTGCTGAAGGCAAGCAGATTTCCGGGGACCTGCAGCGGTTGCAAAGAGAACGGCAAGCAGTGTTTGCCGAGATCCAGCAGCTTGAAGCGGACGAGAAGTTCGGGGGTTTGGGTGAATAAGGCCTTCTTCGATATTTCCCCGGCAGAGCGGAAACTGAATACGGCGGCCGCCAATGGCCGGCTGGCGCATATTGAAAGCCCCGAAGGGCGGCGCGGCCGGGCTGGGCTGGATAGCGTGACTGCGCGCAAGGCCAAGACCGCCCGCACCAAATCCCTGCAGGCGTTCAACCCCAGTTTCGGCCAGGCGGCCGGGGAACAGACGCCGGACAGTTCTGTGGCCGATGGCCCGGCCTTCACCCGCGACAGCGCCGAAGGGCTGGTGCCGCTTCTGGAGACCGAAAACGGCATGTGCAAATGGCCGTTCACTGTCGAGGGTGTGCAGCTCTTCTGCGCCGCCCCGCGCCTCAAGGGCAAGCGCTATTGCCAGGCCTGTTATGACCAGGATCGCGGCCGGGCGCGCGCGAAGGCGGATTTCTGATGGCGTATCGCGACGCGGCCCGCGCGAAATCGATGGAGCCGGTGACAGTGCGCGGCACCATCACCGCCACCCGTGGCAAATCGCACACGTTCATTCCCGATGCGCAGCCGGAGCGCACGGTTTACCTGCCGATCTCCGAGATCGCGGTGAACGTGACGGCAACAGTGCCGCAAGGCGAATGCGCCGACATCACCATGCCGCGCTGGCTGGCCGAGGACCGGGGGCTGGAAGGCGATGACGATCTGACCGGGGATTTGTTCACGTGAGGTTCGCCAGGAAAAGTGGGAACCGGTTTTCCGGTTCGGCGAACTGAACAACTGAAGACACCGAAAGGAGAGGCCCATGGCCAATTCAGGGATCGCCAAAGATCAGTTGCGCGCCTTTGTTGAGCGTATCGAGCGGATGGAAGAGGAAAAGAAGGCCATCGCCGATGACATCAAGGAGATTTATGCCGAGGCCAAGGGTAACGGCTTTGACACCAGGGTGTTGCGGCAGATCATCCGCATCCGCAAGCAAGACGCTGCCGAACGGGCCGAGCAGGAAGCCATTCTCGACCTTTACATGCATGCCCTGGGCATGATCCCGGAGGACGCGGTGGCGGCAAGGGATTCCGAAACCGTCACCAAGCACAAAGCGCAAATGGCCAAGCGGCAGAAACGCAAATCGGGCGGTGCAGCACCCGGCATGCCTTTTGAGGTCGTTGGGAACGTTTGATGCCCCGCGCCACGCAAAAACACCCTGCTTTCACCGATGGGCCGATGCCGGTTCATGCGCCGCTGGTGCGCTGGGCGCTTTCGGTCACCTCGCCGCTGCAGCTGGAGATTTCGCCAGCCGAGGATCCGCGCGGGCAGGGTGAGCGGGTGTTGGCGGTCAACCCGGAAAGCCGGGCTTTGCTGGTGGGCCTGGCGCGGGCGGCCGCGCCGGGGGCGGACAGCGTGGTGACGGCTTTTGAGCCCTTGTGCCTGGCGATCCGGCTTTCGCCACAGCGGGCGCGGTTCTGGCTCAAGGCGCTGGCGGCGGCGGGCCTGATCCGCGTCGATGGGTTGCAGCGCGGGCATGAGGGCATGGTGGCGGTGCGGTTTTTGGGGGTGACCGATGGATAAGGAGATCGCCAAAGCGGTTTTGGTGCTCTGGGAAAGCAAGCACTTCGACAGCGCAACAATTGCGCGCCTGCTGGGCGAAAAGGAACACGCGGTGGCGCGGATTATTCAGGCCAGCCGCGATGTGCGGCGGGAGTTTGAACAAGAGCATGGGGGGGGCTGATGAATTTTGCGGCCTTACCATCTGGATTAATCGTGCCTGGACGTGTCGCTGAACAGCACAGACGGAATGCTATACGGCCTCGCGGTATGGATTTTTTCAGCGGGGCTGGGGGATTTTCTCTGGGATTGATGCAGGCCGGCTTCGAAATAGTGGCGGCGTTCGAACACGATTCTGATGCGGTGATTACCTACATGGTCAATTTGTGCAGGTGGGGCGAAGTTGAGATGCATTTCGCCGATGCCGCCATTCGGGCCAAGACGGAGAAAAAGCTCGAACAGCTCTTTAGCACAGCCACCCAGCGCGGATTGGACCTGGAATGTGTACTGCCCGGTACCGGATGGATCGCTGGCCAACCGCGCTCAATGCGGGGCGTCTCCCACATTTTCATCGGCGATGTGCGTAAATTCGAAAGCGATTATGTGCTGGAGGTTTGCGGGCTTGAGCGGGGCGAGTTGGACGTGATCGCCGGTGGTCCGCCATGTCAGGGGTTTTCTACTGCGGGAAAGCGCAACGTTGCCGATCCGCGCAATAATCTTGTTTTTGAGTTCGCTCGGTTCATTTGTGATCTCAATCCCAAAGCCATGGTGATGGAAGAGGTGCCGAACATTCTCAACATGGTGACACCGGAGGGACACAACGTCATCGATAAATTCACCCGCATTCTAGAAGACGGCGGGTTTGGCGGGTTTGAAGCGTTCCAGAAATCGATCGATGCACAGGCTGGTGCAATGGGGCTGATGCGTGGCGGTGGCACGCGCAAGGACCGTGCGACAAAAGAGCGAGGCTTTGCGCCTGATCAAGCTGAGGCCGACGCACACGAGGTCTCTCAAACCGATTTGTTTGAGGCCGCCGAATGACCAAGCCGATGACATGCCCCTGTTGCGGGCAGCAGATGCCGGGGCCAACGCCCAGTGTGCGCGAAGCGCTGCGGCGCGAGGCCGTTTTGATTGTGTGCCGCCACTACAGAGTGGGGCCGGGCGTGATTTTCCGCCAGACACGCGGCCTGGAGACCCATGCGTGGGCCCGGCAGGTGGTTATGTATCTGCTTGCGGTGGAATTGCAGGATTCGGCCACCGACGCGGGACTGTTTCTCGGGCGGGACCGCACCAGCGTCACCCATGGCGCGGCCAAGGTGGGTGAGGCGCTTGATGCCGCCGATGTAGATCCACGCCTCACCGCCGCTTTGGCCGATATGCGGGCAGCCATCGGCGGATGGGCGCGCCCACGGCTGGAGGTGGCGGGATGAGCCAGCATACCCTCGCAGAAATTAAGCGCGCAATTCGGGATATCCGGCATGATGGTGATCTGAATATTCTCCGGCGGGAGATGGATCAGCGATATCCCGGCGTTACCTTTGGCGAGTTGCAGCGCGCCGTTGCTGCCATAATCGATGACGAGGAACAGGCCCGCATTGAAGAAATGCAGGTCGACAAGGTGCTTGCCTACATCTTCGAGACTTTGGCGGACGGTTTTCCCGGGACTGCGACCGTTGAGGACATTCTGCGGCATCATGCGGCGCGGGGGCACAAACTCGCGCGCAAATGGCTTGCGGAGTTGTGCGACCCTGAAGCCGTGGCACGTGTAGCTGTGGAGTTTGCGGCGGCGCGGGCACACCCTGACTATGCTGTTCTGGACAATGCCGATGGCTACGGGCGGATCGACGGCGGTGACGTGGATGCCAGCACCGGGCGGCGGCTAGTCGACTGGTATGAACGCACATTCCCAGCAGAATCCAAGGCTGTTTTCGACTCGGCGTTGAGGGCTGCCAAGTGACAGATGTGCCCGCAACTCAAAACGCCATTTTGTCGATTGAAATCAACAGCGTGCAGTGTCCGGTGTGCGATCATACGCTGCATGATGCGATTGGGCTTGTCGAGGATATAGACGCCAGCTTTTCTGTTGAGCTGGAAAACCGGTTCCAAAAGTGTGCCGCCTGCGGCGCGTTGCTTGAGCTGGGTGCGGTATTTCGCGTCGAATATCCGGGGGCTGCCGAATGACAGACGGCCCAATCACCATCCTCGTCAAACATTTGCGCGCCGCCGGGGCTGAACCGGCGGCGATTGAAGCGGCTGTGCGGGAACTGGAAGCCGAATTGTCTCGAGATGCGACGGTTGTGGAACATGCGACGGTCGCGAAATCCGAAAATGCGACGGTTGTGGAAAACTCTGCGCCGGATGCGACTGTTGGCAAGCCGGACGGGCGGATGCGCGACTGGGCTGATCCGCAGGCTCTTGCGGGCAAGCGCGACCCGATGTTGCTGCGTTTCGTTTTTGCGCGCGATACGCGCCTGAGCCGCAGCGCCCGCGCCGTTGGCCAAGCGATGAGCGAAGGCGCTTTTGACCCGGTTTCCGGGCGTTTTGCGGTGGCGGCGGCCACGTTGGCACGCAAGGCCGGGTGCAACCGCGCCACCGTGTTCCGCGCGCTCAATGCGCTTGAGAATGCCGGGTTGATCCGCCGCTTTTCCTATGCCGGTGTGCGCCATGCCAACGCCTATCAGCCCGTATGGGACATGTTCGCCAGTGTTGCAAAAGTGCTGCGCGACCCGGTTGCACCGTCGCAAAATGCGACTGTTAAGTCCGAACCGGCGCACCAACCGTCGCAAAATGCGACCCAGATTCAGAGAGATATATATACCCCTGCACCAAGGGGAGAGACTGTTGGGCGCAGAGCGCCACCGCAACAGATCTTCATGCTACTGCCCATGTCCGGCGGTTTGAACGGCAAAACCCATGGCGATATTGCCACCACCAAGGCCACAGAACGGCTGTGGGTGGCGTTCAACGACCTGCACAAGGGCAGGGGCGAAACCTTTCTTCGCTCAATGCCTCAGGCGGCGTGGAAGGCGGGTGTTGACGCCGAAGTGCGCAACAGGGGCAAAGGGCTGGCGGCGCTTCTTGCGGCTCTGGAAAGGGACGGATTGCGGCCAACGGGGACCGGGCCGCCATAGATGGCCGGGTTTTGAGCAAGCGGCATTTTTTCCAGATCATCGAAGAGGCACCACCTGTGAGCACCTACCGGGACCGGACATCACTCAAACATGCCCTTGCCGGGCTGACACCGAAACAGAAACGCGCGGCATTGCGGCGGGGTGAAACCGAGATGGCGCGGCTGGCGGCGCTTCGGCGGACAGAGCGCACCCGCAAGCGGGCTTTAGGCGAGGTGCCGTTTCCCGGTGATCCGCTGCGGTACAACTGGTTTGTTCTCGTCACGGCGGCCAACCAGGAGCGCAAGAGCGCCGCGCGGCTCTATCAGGCCGGGTTTGCGGCCTATGTGCCTTATGCACAGGTTGAGGCGCGCCAGAGCCGGACCATGCACGGCAAGCGGCACATGACCAGGCGGCCCTTGCTGACCTCGATGGTGGTGGCCGGGTTTGATGCCGCCAACACGCCGCCCTGGCTCTATGTGCTGGACCGCGAACAGTTTCCCGAACTTTACGGCGTCATCGCGTTTAATGGCCAGCCCGCGCGGCTGCCGTTCGATGGATTGTTCAAGCTGAAGGCGCTGGACGGCATGCAGGACCGGACGCGGCATTATACGCCGCTGGTGGGTGACACGGTGCGCATTCTCGATGATGTGTTCCTGAAGCGGTTTGGCGACAATTTCGAGGGCGTGGTGACCGCTGTGGATGACGGCTTTGCCTCGGTGGAGATCAAAGGGCTTGAAGGCCTGTTCGGCGGCACGGCCCGCGCTGAGACCGCGGTGATGACGTTTAGTGAACTCGATCTCGAACAGGCTTGATCAATTTGCGAATCGCGCTTACGTTGCCTGCCGACCCTTTCTGTTCGATTTCGGCGACATGAAGCCCTTGGCCGAGGCCCCCCACGCAAAGCGCCAGCTGATCACGGGGAACAGATTGCGGACCCGGCGCCTGCGATCCCATGCAGGACTAGAGAAGGGTGCCGGGTGGTTTGTGTCTTTTTCAGTTTCAGCGCCCGCTGCCTTACCCTCGACCCGAGCAGGTAGAGGTGGAGCCATTGGTGACATTGGCTTAGGCGGGCGCTGAATTCATTCGCAGTCCGGTTGCGCCGTAGGAGGCCAGAGCATCTGGTCAGGATAGGGGCGGTATATGCCCGCTCTCGACGGGAACGGTTCCCGAAATGAAGGTGAAAGCGTTCGGCTGCAAGCCAGTTCAGACCCCGGTTATCCGGATCGGTCCCTGTGCTGGCAGGTCAAGCGGCTTGCGATGCGTAGGCATGCGGCAAACGGGTTGCCGACCGCCGGTGCTTTGGCATCGTAATGTACGACACAATGTGAGGATCGCGCCTCACCACCGGATAGCATCAGCCCCGCCGCTCAGCCGAGTGTGCGGGGCTTTTAGTAGCTGGCCATGATGTACACATGGCAAGTTTGGATGACTGAGCCGCCGAGGCGGTTGTGATTGTCTCTTATGGAAGGATTGACCAATGAAGTTTCTGACACTGTTCCGGGGCTGGCTCGCCTCACTGTTCGCACCGGTGCTGACCTATGTGGAGTTTGCGTTTGCCAGCGTGGCGACGCCAACATCCGACGATGTACTGACCCGAACCGACATCGCCCATGTCGGCATGACCGAATGGTCACCCTTAAACGGCAGTGCATTTGTTGCCTTCGAAAAGCGGGCTGGTTTGCATGATCTGTTCGTAGGTGGCCGCTTCACCCAGGGCGAAAGCCCGGCGGCGCTGTAGCGCGCAAACAGATCGACAAATGACTGAGCCCCGGCAGACGCAAGTCTCCGGGGCTTTTTTGTGAGGGTTTGCATGATCCTCAGTTGAACCGGGCTTTTTCCCTGTTTGACGCCTCCCTTTGATGACTCGCAACCCCGGCGCTGCTGGCTTACGCAGTGACCTGGGCTTTTTGTTGAGATGGTCAGCACACCCGCAATAGTCCCGGCGCAAAGCAATGCCGGGTTGCAAATCAATTTCCGCTCCAACGTCGAAGATGTGGCACAGGGCTTTCGCGACACGGATCGCTGGGCTGTTCCCTACATAACTGCCGGTGCGCTCAATGACACAGTGTTCCATGCCCGCAAGGTCGAACAGCGTGCCATGCCGCATTATCTGGACCGCCCGGTGGCTTACACGCAGCGCGGTGTCCTATATGACAAGGCAACCGCGAAGCATCTTGTGGCGCGAGTATACATCAATGACGATCCCACAGGTGGCACGCCACAGGCCAAGTATCTGGAGCCGAACATCGTTGGCGGTTTTCGTGGGCCGAAACCCTATGAACGCCGGCTGCGTCGCGCGGGCATTCTGCGCGCTGACGAATTTACGGTGCCAGGCGCAGGCATGCGGCTCAATGTCCACGGCAATATTCCCGGCGGCCGTATCGAGCGCATGCTGTCGCAGTTGCAGGCGGCGGAACAGTTCGCTGGGTACCAGGCTAACGAAACGCGCCGCTCACGTCGGCGCAATGTGCGTACAGGCAAAGAGCGCTATTTTGTGGCACAAGGGGATACAGCCCTGCCGCGCGGAATATGGGAACGGCGGGGAAAGCGTATTCGCCCTATGCTTTTGTTTGTCTCAGGCGCGCCAGCATATTCGCCGATCTATCCGTTCGGCCGGGCTGCCATTGAGCATGCCGAATTCAACTTCGCCCGATATTGGGTGCGCCGCTTCGATCGCATGTTGAAGTCTGGCCGCATCTTCAAAGGCGCCGGGCAACTGAGCCGCGGCGGTTCGTAGGTACTTCCAGCCCGTTCGCCCGCCCGCGAGAAATTCGGGCCCCGGAAAATTTTCGTAATTTGGGACAGCACTAGGTGATTGATGCCGTTGCTGTTGTTGTTGTGATGAGAGAGGCTCTGAACGAAAAGCAGATCGCACAGCTCGTAAAACAGTATCCGTTGCCGGACGATGTGCCGGATGCGGTGCTCAATCGCGACCAGCTGGCGAAGGCTTTTTCGACCTCGGTCAACACGATCACGGCGTGGATCGACAAGGGCATGCCGATGCTTGCTGCTGGCAAGAACGGTCAGGGCTACGAATTCCAGCTCAGCCAGTGCTGGGCCTGGCGGCAGGCTGATCTTGCTGATCAGCAGCGCCGGTCGGACGAAGCGGACGAAGCCGTCAAAGCGATGCAGCTGGCACTGATTGGTGGTGAGACCGGCAACGGTATTGACTCTCTTGCGCCGCGAGATAAGCGCGAAATACTCATGGCGCAGCTGGCAATGGAAGACTTTCAGCGTCAGCGGAATGAGCTGATCCGCCGCGAAGATGTGGTCGCGTTGCTTGAAGATGTGTTCTCGCTTTTCCGTGATGGCGTGGGGGCATTTCCTGACCAGCTGGAGCGCAAGGCGGGCATCTCGGGTAAAGCGATTGAGCTGGCGTTTGATGCCGGTGACGAATTGCTGATCGAGCTGAAGCAAAAGATCGAAGCATTCTTTGCAGCGCGGCCGTTGCGGACCGGGTCGGACAAGGCCAAGCGCGACCTGTTCGATGCCTGATCCGGATCTGAACCGGTTCCTTCCAGACTGGGAACCGCCACAGTTTGCGAGCGCCGCCGGCATTGTTGCCGATGCGCTGCGTTCACTGGAACCGCCACAGCGGATCGATGTGCCGACCTGGGCGGAACGGGACCGGCGGCTGTCGACGCCGAACTATACTGGGCCGTGGCGGAACGACTTTGCGCCGTATATGACCGAACCGGCCCGCATGTTGACGTCGCGGAAATATGGTGCGGTGGTGTTTGTTGCTCCGGCGCGGACGGCGAAAACCGAAAGCCTGATCCAGAATGCAATCGGGCATCGGGTTGTGTGCAATCCCCGAAATGTCTTGGTCGTATGTGCGACCCGAGACGCGGCGCGTGAGTTTTCGATCCAGAAGATCGGCGGCCTGATCCGGCATTCGCCAAATGTGCGCGAACGGATTGCCGGCAAGGACAACACATTCGACAAATCGTTTCGCGGCAATATGCGGTTGCGCATCGGCTGGCCGGTGATCAGTCAGCTGTCCATGCTGGATATTCCGGATGTCTTCCTGACCGACTATGACCGCATGGTTGACGATGTGGACGGGGAAGGATCAGCCTTCGACCTTGGGCGGAAGCGCACACAGTCTTTCCATTCGCTTGGAATGACTGTTGCGGAATCTTCGCCCGGCCGACCGGTGACAGATCCCGATTGGACGCCGGAAACGCCGCATGAGGCACCGCCGACGACAGGGATCCTGGCGCTCTACAATCGCGGTACACGCGGCCAGTTCTACTGGGTGTGTCCGCATTGCCATGAACCGTTCCGGCCTGTGATGGATCGGTTGCAATGGGACCAGGACAAACCGATGGGCGCTGCGGCCAAATCGGCCGAAATGATTTGCCTGCATTGCGGCGGTTGTATCGGTCCGGACCGCAAAGATGAATTGAACACTGCCGGCATGTGGCTGCACGAAACCGACGATGGAACACTGGTGCGTGTCGATGATGCGGCCATTCGCGACACGGATATCGTTTCGTACTGGTGCGAAGGGCCGGTTGCGGCGATGCAAAGCTGGGAACAGCTTGTGTTGCGTGAATTGCAGGCCCGGCACGAGTTTGAGACGACCGGTGATGAGACGACGCTAAAATCGACGGTTACGCTCGATCAAGGCCGGCCGTTCGTTTCATCGGCGCTGGATCTCGGTGACGGGTTGAACGCTGACATGCTCAAGGGCATGGCCAAGCCGATGCCGCTGGGCGTTGCGCCGGCGGAAACGCGGTTTGTGACGATCCAGGTGGACGTGCAAGGCAACCGGTTTGTGGTGCAGTGGGAAGCGCGCGGTGTTGGCCTCGAGACATGGTTGATCGGGCGGACAGAACTCTCAACACCACCGGAAGGCGCACCGGATCAGCAAACGTCACGCGCCATTGATCCGGGCCGGTATTCAGAGGATTGGGCGGCATTGTTTCCGCTGCTGGAGCAACCGATCCCAGTCGCAGAAACAGGCATGTCGCTTGTGCCGCGGGCCTTGTGTATCGATATGCACGGCTCGCCGGGCGTGACCTCGAATGCGTATCGTTTTTATCGCGAGGTCAAGCGCCGCGGGCTGGGCGGCCGGGTGTTTCTCTCGCGCGGTGTGGGCGGACAGCAACGGCGCGACCGTGCGGCGCTGCGTGAGCCGGAAAAGGAAAATCAGAAGCGCGGTTACCGCAACCGCCGTTCTGACATCCGTTACATCGAACTAAGTACGGATGATCTCAAAGACGAGGTGGCCCTGGCGGTCACCCGCAAGGTGCCGGGGCCGGGCGCCTATCACATCAGCGACGGCATGCCGGACCGGGTTTTCGCCGAGCTGGCCGCCGAGGTGCGGACCGACAAGGGCTGGGAACGGCGCAAGCCGGGCCTGCCGAACGAAGCGTTTGACCTTGCGGTTATGGGCCGTGGCCTGGCCATCGTGTTGAAGGCCGAAAGAGTCGATTGGGATGCGCCACCACCCTGGGCCGCGCCCGTTGAGCAGAATTCATTCGCGGTGACAGTTGACGCCGCGCCGGAACGCAAACCAGCACCGGTCGCACCTGTGCGCCGCCGCCGTGGCATCAGAGGACAAAGGATATCCAAGCGTTGAGCATCGATTTAACGACAGCCCAGACCAATCTGAACGCATGGATCGCTGCTGACGCCGCCTTGGCCACGTCGCAGAGCTATCGCATCGAGGTCGACGGCAGCACGCGCATGCTGACCCGTGCGGATGGCAAGGTGATTGCCGAGCGGATTGCTTACTGGCGTCGTGAAGTTCAGCGGCTCAGCGCACCCACCCGCCGCCGCATGCGGACCATCGTCAACTGATGAAACCCGCAAAACGTTCGTCCTGGCGCGGCAGGCTGGCGCTCGGTATTAACGGGCTCGCCAAGGGCATCAATTCGATGGCGCTGGCAGTGAGTGGTAATTCCGGCGGTTACGAATCCACCCGTGCGCGCAATCGCCGTTTGCGCGGTTTTCGCACGCAACAAGGTGACGCGGCCAGCGATATCCACCCAAGTCTGCCGGAGCTGCGGACGCAATCGCGGGAGTTGTCGCGCAACTCGCCGATCATCGCCGGCGCGCGTCATACAAAGGTTAACGGCGCCATCGGCACCGGGCTGCAGTTCAAGTCCGAATTGGATGCGGAAGCGCTCGGTATCGAACCAGACGTCGCGCAGGCACTCGAGGATACGATCGAAGCTGAATTCGAACTGTTCAGCCGGGAATGCGATTTTAACCGCGAACAGCACTTTCGCCGCCTGCAGCGTGTGCTGGCCCGCTCGACGGGTGAGAATGGTGACGCAGGCATTGCGCGGCGCTTCAAGCGCTATCCGGGCCAGACCTATGGCACCAAGCTGGTGCTGATCGAGGCCGACCGGATCAGCAACCCGCACCGGCGGGCTGACACTGACAAGATCAAAGGTGGCGTTCAGATCAAAGACGGTGTGGTGCAGGGATATTGGGTTACCGACCGTCACCCTGGCGACAGGATGACCGCTGCGCTGAACTGGAAATATGTGCCACGCTTTGGGCGGAACAGCGGCCAAGTGCAAATGGTTTTGCCATTCGAGCATTTGCGCGTCGGGCAATTGCGTGGCGTGCCAGATCTGGCGCCGGTGATTACCACCATTAAGCTGTTGAGCGATTACACAGAAGCCGAGGTGTCTGCCGCGCTCAATGACGCGGTGCTGTTTGCATTCCAGAAACTGACGCCCGACGACGAGGCGGCGGGTGCCGGCCTTTCGGATGAAAAAACGGGGCAGCCAACCAGTGGCGGTTCCAACGAGAGCGAAGTCGAAGTCGATGGGCGGTCGCTCAAGGTTTTCGATCTGGATACCGCTAGCGATATTATCGTGAAAAAGCCCGAACGCCCGAATACCCAGTTTGAGGCTTTTGTCGATGCGGTGCTGAAATATATCGGCGCCACGCTACAGATCCCGTTCGAATTGCTGCTGATGCATTTTTCGGCCAGCTATTCAGCCAGCCGTGCCGCCATGGAACTGGCGTGGAAGGCATGGGCGGCCGAGCGCGAAATGCTCATTCTCGGCGCATTCGATGTGGTGGTCGAATGGTTCTTTTATGAAGCAGTCGCACTTGGCCGTATCGATCTGCCTGGCTTCTTTGACGATCCGAAAAAGCGGCTCGCCTATATGAGCCATATCTGGGTGCCGCCGACACGGATCCAGATCGACCCGGTCAAGGAAGCGACAGCCGACGAAACCGACATTCGCAATTATGTCAAAACCCGCGAACAGGTGATCACAGAGCGCACCCGTGGTGACTGGCCGCGTAAGTTCCGCCAGGCCCGACAGGAACACAACGATCTTGACGATGCAGGCATGCTGAATACCGGCGATCAAACCCCGCAGCGGTCCGAGGCTGCGCGACAGGCAACAAACGGGAACTGAAGATGACGACCAGCTGGATTGCCCGTTTCGCAGATGAACCGGCGCTCATCGCCCCACATATGGCCGGCCGGTTCCACCACTGTCTAGCCGCGCTGGAATCCGGATCGAATGCGGAGCTATTGGCAACGGTCAGGGCAGAAGCAGGCCAAGGTGATGAGTACTGGACAGAGCTAGGGCCAAACCGCAGCAAGATGTTGCGCCCGTATGTCGTTGAGAACGGGATCCTGATGATCCCGGTAAAGGGCGTGCTTCTGCATGATTTTCCTTACCAGTTCTTTGGCTATGCCACTGGTTATGAATATCTCGCCAAGGCGCGTGAACGCGGACTTGCCGATGAGAATGTTCGCGCGATTGCTTATATTCACGACTCGCCAGGCGGCATGGTGGCGGGGTGTTTCGATGAAGCAGACCGCATTTTTGCAGCCCGCAGTGTGAAGCCAATCCGGGCCTACGCGGCGGAAAATTCCTATTCGGCTTCCTATGCGCTGAGTTCGGCGGCAGAAACTATCACAGTGGCCCGCACAGGCGGTGTCGGCTCAGTTGGCGTGGTGACGGCGCATCTGGATGCGTCCAAGGCCATGGACGAGGTCGGCTTCAAGATCACGTTTATTCATTACGGCGCACACAAGGTTGACGGCCATCCTTACGGTCCGTTGCCCGAAGATGTGCGCAATCGCATCCAGGCCCGCATAGACGGGTTGGGTGAGTTGTTCGTCGCGACCGTGGCGCGCAACCGCAACCTCGACGCGGCGGCGGTCCGCGCAACCGAGGCCCTGACTTTCACCGCCGTTGAAGCGCTTGAAAACGGGCTCGCCGACATGATTGGCGCGCCCGAGGAAGCGTTGGCCGAATTCGCGGCCGAACTCACTGAAACAGACGCAGGAGACGAAACCATGTCTGAGAACAAACCGGCCGTGACCGTGGCTTCGGTGAAAACCGATCATCCGGACGTGGCCAACGCCCTGATCCAAGAGGGGCGCGATGCGGCTGGAGCCGATGCTGAAAAGGCAACGGCCGCAAAAGTCGAATCCGCCCTTTCTGCTGACCGTGAACGCATTGCGACGATCCAGTCGCTGGCCGAGCCTGGCGTGTCGGCGATCGACACGATCATTTCAGCGGGCATCAAGGATGGTTCTTCGGCCGGCGATGTGGCGCTGAAAATCGCCCAGTCGGCCGAGGTCAAGGAAGACCGCAAGAAAGCGGATGTTCTGGCCGGACTTTCCGCCGATGATGCCGATGCCCCGGATCCGGCGGCCGATGCCGATCCGGATGCCAGCTCCAAACCCGGACCTGGCGCCACCAAGGAAGAACTCGTTGCGCATTGGAATGCGAGCCCCAAAGGCTCCGATTTGCGCAAGAATTATGTCAGCGCCGAGAGCTACGCGTCATCGGTGCTGTTTGATCGCAAGAAAGGAGCGGCATAATGACCACGCTTTCCGCCGTCGCATATCGCGACCTCATGCTGGGCGATGATGGCGAATATCCTGTCATCGGTTCGGACAAAATCTGGCAGGGCGCAGCTGTCGGTCTCGTTGCCGGCACCGGTCTTGCGCGGCCACTCGTTGGTGGCGACAAGTTCGGTGGTTGGGCAATTGCTAATGCCGACAACGCCAGCGGCAGCGCTTCGGCCATCAATGTGCATACACGCCGCAAGGGCGTTGTGCGTGATCTGCCGGTCAGTGGCGCGGTTGCCACCGATGTTGGCCAGCCCATTTATGCCCAGGATGACAACGCGTTTTCGTTCAACCCTGTGGGTGGCTCGTTTATCGGCCGCGTAATCCGTTTCTCGGCGGCCGGTCTTGTCGATGTTGCTTTCGATATCGACAACATGGTCGATCCGTATGGCGAATGGGCTGTGCGCGAAACGCTGACCGGAACGAAGACATTCGATGCCCAGGATTGCGGTAAGGCGTTTTTTGTAACGGCTGCCGGTGATGGTGACGCGCTAACGTTGCCGGCGATCGCGGACGGTCTTGATGACATCCTGATCGTTGCGATCGACGCTTATGGCACCACACAGGTCGCAATCGACCCGAATTCAGGTGACGGCATCCGTGCTGCTGATCTAACCGCGGTTGACGACAAGGATCTGTTGTTGACCAAGGCCACTCAGCGCCGAGGTGATTGCGCCCGGATTTTCCTCGGCGATGCCGACGGATATTCGGCGTCGCTCGGCAATCTTGCCCTCAATTCTCCGTCCGTCTGGACGAAGGAAGCCTAACAACCGATTTGAGAGGATAAGGACATGCGTCCCGACCAATTTAACTATTTGACGGACAGTGCCGTTCGTGCCCTGATGATCGGGGCGCTTGAGAGCGGCGACAATGGCTGGGTGAATAACCTGGCAATGCGGATGGATTCGGCGGACAAAACCGAGGACATTGGCTGGGTAGGTACGCCCCCGGCGCTGAGTGAGTTTGTTGCCGGTCGCACCATGAGCGAGTTGGCAGAATATGCGTTTTCCATCACACAGAAGGATCACGGCGCAGGAATACGGTTGCCTAAACGGTCATGGGTACACGACAAAACAGGTCAGTTGCAGATCCGGTTCAGCCAGCTGGCCGACCGGGTAAATGACAAGCCCGCGTCTATGCTCAGCCAACTGATCATGGATGGAGAATCGACGCCCTGCTTCGATGGGCAGTACTTCTTTCACACAGCCCATAGTTCTAAAAAATCTGGCACGCAGGACAATGATCTCGGTGCAAGTGCCGCATCAGCCACAGCGCCGACCGCCGCTGAAATGTCGATTGCCATCATGGCCGCCGTGCAGCAAATGTACGGCTTCAAAGACGATGAGGGCGAGCCAACAAACCAGATGGCAAAGAGGTTTGGCATTATGGTGCCAACACCGTTTATGGGCGCGGCACTCGAAGCCACGACATCCTTGCTCGGTACGGCGGGTATTACAAACCTGTTGCCCAGTCTGCAGTCAAAGGGTGTGATGCAGTTTGAGGTCATCGTCAATCCGCGTCTTACCTGGACAACCAAGTTTGCCACCTTCCGACTTGATGGAACCGGCAAGCCGTTTGTGCTGATGACTGACGAAATGATGAACGACGTTTTTGCCCTTGGCCCGCAGAGCGAATACTGCCGTGAACATGGCCACTGCCTTGTCGGCGTCGATTACAGCGGCAATGTGCAGTACGGTCTTTGGGACCAGGCGGTTCTGACCACGTTCTCGTAACGGTTCTCAACTTCGCAACAAATTTAAGGTCCGCGCCAAGGTGCGGGCCTTCGATGTGTTGCGCCCAAACCAAAGGACAGACAGATGAAAATCTATACATTTGAAACGCAAGGAGCGGTGCCAAGCGGTGTCGTGATGCATCTCACCTGTGATCAGGCCGAGGCTCGCCGGCATTTCCTGACACCGGAAGGCGACTGGCACCAAAAAGGTACCAAACCCGAGACGCGCTTGCCATTCACTGCGAACAAGGTGTCCGTGTTTATCAAGGGCGAAGAAATCGGACTGGACGCCGAGCCGGACGCGGCTTTGCGCACTTCGCTTGGTGTGCCGCCCGCCGGTCCCAGCGCTCCATCGGAGGCGAAACAGAAGTCGCAGCGATTGACCAAGGCGGAAAAGAAAAAGGTTGCAGAAGCTGAGGCGGCAAAAGCCGATGCCGAGGGCAAGCTTGACGCTCAGAAAGCCGAATTGTCCAAACTGGCAGATGCCGTTGTTGCTGCCGAAACGACGTTTTCCGAGGCGGAAGCGGCCAAGGCTGCGCTAAAGGACGACGCCAGTGATGATGACAAGGCAAAAGTAGAAGCGGCCTTGGAAGCGGCGGACAAAGCGCTGAACGAGGCTGAAAATGCTGTTCTCGGTTTCGTGAAGGCGTTTGCGACGCCGGTTGAGGGTGCCTGATGCGCGTTAAAGTCATCAGAAAAGACGGGGTGCTGCTCAATTCGGTGCCGCACTCAGAAGGGTCTGAGCTTAGCGTCGACGATGAGATCGGCCAGATCTGGATCGCGCGCAAATGGGCGGTTGCCGTTGAGCCGAAGTCCGGCGCCACTGCGTCCAAAGGCTGATCGGTGCCTATTGAGAGTGCTGCCGATCGCCAGGCGTTCATGGCTGATGATTCTGTCGAGGTGACTTTTGTAGACCAATACGGGGCAGAGACGGTATTTTCGGCGCTTTTCGATAATCCGGACCAATTGAGGTATGGCGATTTTGATACGCCATCCCAAATCAAAATGGCGCAGTTGCATTGCCCGGCAGAAGACGTGCCGGAAAACGCGGCGGTAGGTGACGAAATCACCGTTGCCAGTGTTGACTATAAAATCAAATCCATCCTGTCCGACGGCCAGGGCTGGATGATAATTGGTCTTGAGCGAACTGGCTGATGGCTAATCATCACCGAAAAGCCGTTCGCGATGCATTGGCAACGGCTGTTACAGGTCTGACCACCACCGAAACGCGGGTCTACTCAGGGCGGGTGGCGCCGCTGACCGCTACGGAAAAACCGGGCCTTGTGGTGGTGCCGGCCGAGGAAAGCGCCCAGTCGGACGGACGGCAATCGCTGGGGCCAAGTACGATGCGGTTTGGTGACTTCGACCTATTTGCCGAGGTCGAAGGTACAACCGGGCTTTTCGACACGCTGGATCTGATCGCTGCGGAAATCGAGACGGCGGTTTTTGCAGATGACACGCTGGGCGGGGTCTGCATTGCGATCGAGCCACCCCAGACCAGTTTCCGCGTTCACGATGCACAGGGCGACAGCGACCGACGCCAGGGACAAATGCGCATGCGATTCCGGGTCACATACCGGACGCTACAGGCCGATCCAACCACACAGGTTTAACGGAGCAGAACAATGACAACCTATCACGGGAAAAACGGCGTCGTAAAAATCGGCGCAAACACGGTGGCGGAAGTGACCGGATTTTCGTTAACCACGGCGATCGCGCTTGCGGGAGATAATGTTCAGGGTGACGATTGGGATACTCATCTGAACGGTCGTAAAAGTTGGAATGGTACCATCGATGCGCGGTACTTTCCCGGCGATACAAACGGGCAAGCCGCTCTGGAGGAGGGTGACAGCGTATCGCTCGAGCTTCAACCGATTGGTGGCACTTCTGGTCTGCAAAACTTCACAGGAACTGCAACAGTTGCCGGACTGACCGTCACCAGTGAAAACGAAGACGTTGTGACCGTCCAGTTCCAGTTTACCGGAAACGGGGCGCTGACGCGGGGGACCATCGGCTCATGAGCAAGGCGCTTGACGATCTTATTGCCGAGAGCTTCGATCCATCGGCGCGGCTTTATCTCGATGTGCCGGAATGGGTTGTCGACGGCAAACCCTACCGGTTCAGTTACACACCTGTCACTGTCGCTGATATTGCCGCGATTACCGAATTGGCGCAGGGCAACCCGGCGATGATGCCTGCGGCGACCCTGGCAATCAAACTCTGCGAAGCGGATGGCAGCAAATATTTCGATCGCCGTATCGACGGAAAGGATCGCATTTCCAAGCGCTGGCCGCCGGAGATCGTCGGGCGCCTTTATCAAAAAATCATGCCCGACGTTGCGGATATGAGCGGGGCCGAACTGGAAAAAAACTAGAAGCCGATCCGCTGGTCTTCAATGTGATGGCCATTGCGGATCGGTTGCACAAAACGCCCGCTGAAATCCGGGCAATGGCGCTGAGCGATTTCGCGCAGTTGATGGCTTTTTACCGTATTCAGGACAGAAAACACAAAACCGCACCATGAATCCCAAGCTTGAAACGATTATCTCGGCGCAATATCGCGCTGGGCCTGCGATGAAGCAGGCGGCCGCCGATGTGGAACGCATCGGCGATGCCTCGGAAGCTGCGATGATGAAGCATTCACGCGCTACGCGGCACTCGCTTGCTATGAGCCGCAACCTTATGTTTCAGTGGGTTGATATTGGCCAGGCGCTGGTGACGGCGCCGCAAATGGGCATTTACGCCCTGCAAAATCTCGGGTTTCAGGTCGCGCAGATCGGGCAGCTTTATGCGGGCAATGGCGGTTTGAACGCCGCCGTGCGCGACAGTGCCAAACTGCTGACCGGATTTGCCACAAAATTTGCGCCAATCGCTTTGGGCGCCGCCGCAGTGTCCGCTGCCTTTTTAGGCATGCAGCATGAGATCAACAAAAGTTCCAATACAGTCGTCAGCTTTGGGGACGTGACAAAGGCCACGTTCAAAGTGATCGGGTCTGGGCTTTATGACGCTTACATTGCGCCGTTTGCTGCTCAGTTAAATGCAGCGTTCACCGCAATGTGGGAGGGTGTCGTCTGGACCACAAAAACCTTCGTCAATTCGTTTGTGGTGACAATCGGTTCGGCCGGCCTCGCGGTTGAATACTTGGTGTTGACAACTGGAGCCGTGCTTAAAGACGGTGTTGCGCACATCCAAAATTTCTTTGTGTCCGCGTTACAAGCGTTAAACGATCTCATCTATGGCGGTATCAACGCAATTACTGGCGGGCTTAACGAGTTGGTGAAATTTTTTGGAGCCGACAAGGCAGCAGACTTGTTCGGATTGCCATCTCAGATTCCCCAAATTACTTCGCCGGACCTTTCCTATATGAAGGCCGGATATGGTGGTACATTTTCCGAAGACCTCGCTGGCATAAATAAGACTTATGGTGATGCATTCAATAATTTGTTTACCGAGGATCATGCCGGTAATTTTTTCGGAGCGGTGAAAAAGTCGGCGATCGAGATCGCAACGGCAAACAAACAAATCGAAACGAGCGGTGCCGGTGCCGGCAAGGTAATCGACCAGTTATCCGACAAGACCAAAACGCTTGCTGACGTTGCGACGGATGCGTTTTCCGGGATCGGGTCGAGTATCGCCCATGCTTTCCGGAAAGGTGGCGATGTCGCCACCAATGTTCTTGATGCGGTGTTAAGCCGTGTGCTGCGATTGGCGGACAGCCTGCTGGACAATGCGATCAACAGCTTGTTTGGAAACATATTCGGATCGTTGTTTGGCGGCATCAGGATCCCCGGCTTTGCCAACGGCACCAATAACGCACCGGGCGGCCTGGCCGTTGTCGGTGAGCGGGGTCCGGAACTGGTAAACCTGCCACGGGGCAGCCAGGTCATACCCAACAATATGGCATTCGGCACTGATCGCATTGCTGTGGATGTGTCCATCGGCGTCGAGAACGGCAATCTGATTCCGGTGATGGTGCAGGTGGCCGGTGAGGTGGCAGGCCGGGCTATTCAACCGGTGACTAAGCAAATGCGTGCTTTGGCGACGCAAGGCACGCGCGGCTGACATAGAGTGATGACGGTGTTCGTTGACCTGGATACGGCCGCATTTGGCTTGCGTGTCCACGACTGGCAGATCGATATCAGGGGACGGTCGGCTGGGGAGTCTCTTGCCGGTGGCGCGCAGGTTGTTATTGGTGCTGCACCGCGCTGGCGCGCCCAACTCTCGTTTCGTACTTTTGAGCGCATGCGTGCGCGGCGCTGGCGGGCCTTCATGGCGCGTGTGCGCGGGCGCACCAACTTGGTGCGACTGGATTGCGCAGATCCCTACAGGCTAAGCCTGGTAGAAATCGGTCTCACAGGCGGACATATTTCGACGCTGGCCAGTGCGGGCGTGACCCACTCTAATGGGGCAACTTTTTCCAACGGCGCGGGTTATGCGCTGCGGCCGCGGCTGCCAATTCTCGACAATACGGGCGCAGGCGTCTACGCCGCGCTGGCCGGGGCATCCAAAATCAAGGTCAATGGCAATGCCTGTTCTGATGCGCTTTTGCCTGGGCAGATGGTTTCGATCCGCGATTTTGCTTATGCGGTTAAGTCGGTAACCGGCACCGGCACCAGCATGTTGATCGGCCTCGAGCCACCGCTTCGCCAGAACATTCCGGCAGGATCGGAACTGGACCTTAATGCCAGAACCATATGTTTTCTGGCTGGTGATCTGGAAGGCGCGATGGCTGTTGATGAACAAAGCTTTGTTCAGACGAAGCTCGAGCTCATTGAATGGGTGGATCGGCCATGGTGATGACGGCAGAGCGGGCGAACAAGCTGGCGCAGCGGGTTGTCGGGTCTCTGCGCCTGATCGAAATAGACTCCACTGTCGGGTTTTTACGCCTGGTTGAGGGCAATGACGGGGCATTTACTGATGTGAACGGCGTGGTCTGGCACGGGCTGAAACTGATATCGACCGGTGATGTGGCCACCTCTGTTGGCGGTAGCGCGCCAGCTATTGAGCTAAGCCTGAGCTATGAAAACAACCTGGCGCTTGACGAGATCGTCGGTGCTGTCCGATCACTGGGTGTTGCCGCGATCCGTGGCAGGACCTGCAAGCTCTATTTTCAGTATATTGGCAAGTACGAAGACCGGTTTGCGCCCGTCGATGAGCCGCAGCTTTTTACAACACGTGAGATGCTGAACCTGACCTATGACTTTCAGGGTGCACAACAGCGGCGGCTTACGCTTTTGACAGACGGGCCGTTCGCCTTGCGCTCGCGCCCGGTGAATGGGCTGTACACCGATGCCGATCAGCGCCGGCGAACAGGCACCGACGATCCAAGCCTTGAATTCATGCCGAACAATTCCAACGACGAACAGGCCCTGTTCGGCGCAGCATGAGCAACGAAAAAGTGTTGCGCGACGAACTGGCGCGCTGGCGGCGGACACCTTTTCGCTGGGGCCATGATGATTGCATGCTGGCGATCGCGACCTATGTGGCCGCGCTGCGCGGTATTGATGGCGGCGCGCGCTGGCGCGGCCGTTACAGCACGCGACTGGGTTGTCTGAGGGTAACGGGGTTCCATCTTGACCCGGTCGGTGTTGCTGACCAGTGTGCAGCAGCAGCCGGACTACGGCGGACCACCTGTCCTGATGACGGCGATATCGGCGTTATTCGCGCAGTAACGGATGGTCAGCCTGTGACGGTTGGCGGGATCCTGATCGGTGGACTCTGGGCGGTGCGTGGCGCGCGCGGTGTGCAGTTGGTCCGATCACCTGAGGTGCTGGCGGCATGGGCCGTTTAAAGCGCGCTGTTGCCGTTGGCTTAGCAGCCTGCGGATTTGTTCTCAGCTGGTCGATACCTGCGCAGGCAGATCCCGTCAGCGGTCTTCTGGCCGGGTTGGGATTGGTCCCGCTGAACCTGTTGGCCAGTAGTCCGCTTTATCTGTTTGGTGTGAGTATTGGTGGTGCGGTTGCAGCCGCGTTGCCGTCGCTTTTGTTCAACGTTGCCGTCACGGCAGGTGTTGCGGTGTTGAACAATGCCTTTGCGCAAAAAAGCAAGGCCCTGCGGCCAAATGCCGTTGAACAGGCCAATCCCGGTTCCCGGCTGGTCAATTTGCGGCAGCCAACGCAGCCGCGCACGAGGAGCTATGGACTGGTGCGCATAGGCGGGCCGGTGGCGTTCTGGCAGCTGGCGGATGGCGCGCGTTATGTGATCGTGCTGCTGATGACAGGGCGCATTGACTTGTTCGTTGCGCATTTTCTCGATGACCGGGAAGTCACACTCGGATCCGGCGGTCTGGTGCAGGACGCCGCGTTTCAGTCCGGCGGCAACAGCATGGTGACGATCGAGGCCTTTGACGGGGCGCCAGGGCAGGTGTCCCCACCACTTATCAATAATGCGTTCAGCGAATGGACCGACGATCACACGCTGACCGGGATTGCCGGGGCGGCACTGCGGTTTGAAAACCCTATTCCGGACGACTTTGCAACGGTTTATCCGTCAGGCCGCGAGCCAAATTATTCCGCTCTGGTGCGGGCTGGTCGGTGCTTTGATCCGCGCAATGGCAGCACAGCCTATACAACGAATGCGGCGCTGATCATTGCGGACTGGATCGTTTCGCCCGACGGGCTGGGGCAGGACGTCGACTGGGACATTGTTGCCGAGGAAGCGGATGTGGCCGAGCAGACAGTCATCGATCGCAACGGCAACAGTTTTCCGCGCTGGCAGCTTTGCGGCACCTATGGGTTCAACGAAACCCGTGAAAGTGTGCGCTCCGCGCTCGGGATCGCCTGTGATGCTTTTTTCTTTGAAACCGAAGTCGGCAAGGTCGGTTTTCGGCTCGGGCGCGAAGCATTGCCCAATCCGGCTTTTACTGTCACAGCAGAGCATGTACTTTCGGCCACGATCACAGAGGGTACGGACGGCACCAGCCAGGTCAATGCGATCGAGGTTGTCTATACGGAACCGGCTGCCGGCTATCGCGAACATGCCGCACCTGCATATCACGTAGATGATGGCGCACCGTTTCAGGCAGAAACCGTCGCCGCCTATTTCGTGCCGAACGGCAACCAGGCCGTGCGCGTGGCAAAAACGGTTATGCGCAGCATTGTGGCGCAGTACCACGTTCAGTTGAAGCTGACCCTTTTCGGCCTGGCGCTGCGGACGGAGCGGTTTTTTGCGCTCGATCTCAGCGTCTATGGCGTCAGCGGTGTTTTTGAGATTGAGGACTGGCGCTGGGTTGACGACGGGCTTGCGGTGCAAGTGACAGCCTATTCAGTTAACGCCAACGCGTTGACATTCGACGCGGCTACCGAAGAACCGGCCGCGTCCCAGATCACATCGATCGAAAGCAGCGCTTCGGTTCCAGATCCGACCAACGTCACTGCCAGTTCACCAGGCGCCGGGCAGTTGCTTGCGGACTGGGACGATCCACCGCGGATCAGTCTTTTGAGCCGGGTGCGCTATCGCGTGAACCCGTCGGGCGACTGGTTCGCCGTTTCGGTGCCGAGCGGGCAAAGCTACCAGTTGATCACAGGTCTGGCCGCAGACGATTACGACGTTGAAGTGCAACTGCGCACAGCAACCGGCCAGGCGGGCAACTGGGTTGCGGCGTCGACCAATCCGGTCACGGTTTCATAAGGACATTTTCATGAGCCAAACAACCATAGCCGATGTCTTCCGCGATTATGCAACAGCCGGAGATCCCGGGTCGGGCGCGCATCAGCCGATTCTCGCCGATATTCGCGATACGCTTGGTGCGCGCCAGAACCTGCGAGTTTTGACACGCACAGCGCTGAAGGCAGTGGACACAACGGCGGACCTGATTGTGATCCTGTGCGAGTCCGGGCGTGAATCGCAATGGGTGTTTCAGGCCGGCGACTATTCCACCGAAGTTGCCGCGGATGCGACGGAGCGCAGCTATATTGCAGCGGATGCCGTTTCATCGTCCTCAGGTGCCTGGGTGAACCTTGCGACGGCGTTGCAACTGGCGGCCAGCGCGGTTTCGTTTGACAATGCGACCGCCAGTCTACCCGGCGCGCCGACAACTGTTCAGGCGGCGCTGGAAGAGATTGCTGACCTTTCCGATGATCAGGCCATTTCATTCAAGGCGTATCTGGGCACCGCCATGACCGGGCTTGCGGTTTCGACTGAGCACGTGATCACATTCGATTCCGAACAATGGGATGTGGGCAGCTACTACGATCACACAAATGGCCGTTGGACCCCGCCATCGGGCCGCAAAATCCGCCTGTTTGCCCGCGCGCTTGAAACAGCAGGCACCGAAGATGGGGCAACGCGAGAGCTGCGCATCCGAAAGAATGGAAGCCTTCTGGCTTCTGATGCCAAGACAAATGCCGGTACGGGCAACCAATCCACCAATGTGACGGTCAGCGATATCCCCAACGGCACCGACTATTACGATGTGGCCTATTTCGCCAGCGGTTCCTCGAACCGCTCGCTCGCCGGTGGTGCCAGCAATGTCTATACGGTGTTTGAAGGCGAGGTATTCTGATGGGCTTTGTGCTGTCGGTCACCAATGACGCCACGCAGGTCAACGGCATGCCGGCCTCTTTTGTGCCGTCGTCCACCTATCCGGCTTCAGTGGTCAGCAAGTCTTTCGGCGCACTCGGCTATACGGTCCACGAGCTCAGGGTTATCTGCCCAAAGCGCACGAAGCGTTGCTTTCTGCTGGCCCCTGCCGACCTGACGCGCGCGCATCCCAAACTCGGCGTGGCCTTTCCAAGTTCATACGGGCCGAGTGCCGGCGGGACCGGTGCATCTGACCTGTTCAACGAAAATTTTATCGGTCAGGACTATTGGCCGGTGCGTTTCTGCCTTGATCACAACGTCTTCATGCTGGCCATAGACCTGCCGAGCTTCGGGCACAACAGCTATTTTCCCACAAGCGCCAGCGATCCGCTGATCGAGTCGCTATTCTGTGTCAGCGGTGCCCGGCAATATATCGAGCAAACACTGCTGCCCGGTTCGGGTGCGCGGTTTGCCGCACTCGATGACGGAATGTTCGCCGGCGGGCATAGCTGGGGCGCGTGGCAAGCTATGTTTTTTGGCGCTGCCTGCACGCAGGTCACTGATGTGTGGGCGTGTGGTGTTCAGCTTTCTAAACTGTATGATTTGCGGCCGCCTTTCAATCCGGCCGAGTGGTCCACTAGTTATGACGTGTCCGACATGGTCGCGGAGGCCGACTGGTGCAGCTTCAGGTTTTTCTTTGGCGGAGACGGGAACGACTATCTTTATGAACCCTACCGGACCGGTGACCCCGAAGACGAAACCCTGGTGTTTGACGCCATAAACAACCCGCCTGGCCGCACAATACCCAATCTCGATTTTGTACTGGCGGAGCTGGTGGCGCTCGACAGCAGCCGTTTCAGCTTTGGCACCAATGCCGATATCGGCCATTTGGCGGACGTGCAGGATGCAATGGCCTGGTACCGGCCTGTAGCACCGCATTTTTACAAACGCTGGGCGTTCTAGCTCCAGAGCGTTCAAGCACAAGAAACCACAACCGGAGACTGACTGATGCGAATCCCTTCGGGAACGACTGACCAGTATATCTATTTCGTTGCCTTGGATGCGACGGATGGTGTGACCCGCGAGACCGGGTTGTCTTCATTCACGGTTTACCGGTCGCGCAATGGCGGTGCGGCAGATGATTCACTACAGCAGGAGATTTGAGAAATGGCAGCCATTGCCTCTGTTACGCTTGTCACGGTGCACAACCGCTCGATCCCGGGGCTTGTGATGCCCGTGGCACAATCCGAACCAGTGGCAGCGCCGGAGCGTTTCAACGCATTGACCAGTAGTCAGGCCACAACGGCGGTTGCCGAGAACGCCACCCAGTTCTGGGAAATTGTTGTGACCGACACCGTGGCCATTGCCTTTGGCGCCAACCCAACCGCCAATGCCACAAATGATCGCCTGATCACTGCGGGCAAACATTACTTCTCAGCCAATAGTGGTGACAAGGTTGCCCTGATTGACGCGGCGGCGAGCTAGGGCTGCTCGGATGGACTTGAATCTCGGCCTTGGCAATCTCGGAAACTCTGGGGGTATTCCGGCGGCACCCTCACCCCAAATCCAGTTATCCGGCGGCACGGTTGCAGAGAGTGCCAGTGTTGGTGATCTGTGGGGTACGCTCTCGGTTTCCAACCTGCCGGACGGTGTGACGGTTACAGGGTATTCTATCACAGTTGATGATGACAGCGTTGCCCAGCTTGATGCGGGCGATGACACGCTTCTCGAAGTTGGTGGGGCGTTGGATTGGGATGCGCTCCCGGTAGGTCAGAAATATCACCTTGTCACTGTTCAGGCCACGCTTTCTGCTGGCGATCCGCTGACACGGGAACTGACGCTGAATGTGACGAATGTCCTTGAGGTAACGTTAGCGACGAAAACCCTATCTGCTGCAACCTTTACCGATGAAGACGCGCCTGGCACGATCATTGGCGCGATCCAGAACCTGACTGCTGGCTCGACTGTTTCAATCACACCGAACGATGGCCGTGTAGCGATTGACGGCAGCAACAATCTTATTGTGGGCATGTCTGCCGCAAGTGTTGGTGCATTCAATATCACGATACGCGAGACGCATCCGGACGCTAATAATACGCCCAAGGATGATGTGTTTGAGATCACGGTTACCGATGTTGTCGAAACGGTCGAAACAATTTCGCAGACCTCAATCACAAAAGATGGGTTCACCTACTCATTTTATGCCGATGAGGACATGACAACGCCGCTTGCGGTGGACACGTTTGTCGATGTGAACGGTAAAATGCATGCGTACTCAAATCAGGACATCTACGTTGCTGACGGTGTGCCTTCTTCGCAGATAAACGGCGCTTGGGCGAATGGCTTGATGGTTGATCCGTTCACCAAAGATGGGCAAGCGTTTGACGAATTTATCGGTACTGGCACTGGTTCGCCGTCCAGTGCGAACACGCCTTATGTGCATGCCAGCAATGTTTCGGTCGGCGCAACCGGCGTAGCTTATTATGTGCCGTCCGGTTCTGATATTTCGCTTGTGAAGGCGTTGCGGCGTAGCGGTGTCACTGATGAAAATCAATGGCAAACCATTGAAGCAGATGGCTATGTGCCTATTCACTTCCTAAGCGAACTTCCGCCTGCCGACTTTTATGCGCCGTCCCCTTCGGCTGTTGGCGCGAACAAGGTTATCAAAACGCGTAGTCAGCTTCGTAAAAATGTTCTTGGCGGATATACAATGCCGGGCGCGTTCACATATGCTTACTCTGATGTGGCTGAAACCGTTCCATCCGATCTCGGCATGTACGGATCTACCGGACATACGTTGCGGCGCTTCCGTCTTCAAAATGAACTGGCTCAGGGTGGCACCTCTTCCAACTATTCAGGACACTTTGCGTTTCTGCACGCGCGGGCACTTTACCTTTTACAAAGCGATGCGTTGTCTACTGTTGAGCAGGATGCACTAATTGATCTGATTGCGCCGTTTGGTATTCAGATACAAGGTCTTTCAACGCGCGGCTCGAGTGTTGGTGATGGTATTGGTGGTGCAGGTATAGGCGCGGGCGCCGGACAGCAAGGTGCTTTCCACACGTACATCTATTATGGAGCGTTTTTGTTTGGTGACACCGACATGCTTGCAACTGCGCAGGCGCTCAACTCAAACATGAATGCAAACTGCAAGTATGTTGATTTCGCAGATGTCGGAACAGCGGCACCCGGAAAGGCGGGAGTAAACGCACAGACCTTCTTTGATGAGCATGTCGGCACACCACACATAATCCCGGATGAATGGGCGTCGAACATGGACAGCCGCTATGGCGGCACGGCGGCGCGCACGAGCGTTTTTGAAACAATGGCCGTCAAGATGCTGCGAAATGGTCCGGGCGGCATCACCGGGGCGCAAGCATTGCTCAAAGGCGGCGCGTTCTCAGCGGCGAACGACAATTCCGCTCACATCGCCTTTATGGATCGATACCGGACGTGGGAAGCGTATCCGACCGCGTTATCCTATGCCCCGGAAGCCGACTGGAAAGCGATTTACGATCAGGAACGCACCAATCTTCTTGCATCTGTGTGGACTGGACGCCCGGATCAAGTGCCAAATGATCTGGTTGGTGAAGGATATATCACCGCGATAGATGGAGGGTTTGAGTGGGATTTCACCGGGCTTAATTACTCGACCGAACCTGTCGTTCAGATCAATGTTTTATATTCCTACGACAATATTCAGTGGTTTGAAATCACCGATGCAGGCACGACCGGAAGCAAAACGGGGCTGATTATTGGTCATCCGTATTACGTTGGCGTACAGTTAGTTGGTGAGACATCAGGTGCAGGCCCGCGATCGTGGAACTATCCCCGTAATTCACCGATCACTTCCGGCACTTTCCGCAATCTCGTTACACCGACAGGGACAGGTTCGGCAACTGCTCCGTCATGGCCGGTTGGCGGAGAACCGGCTCTTTGCCATAAACCTCACCCAGCATGGGGCGGCATTTACTATGTTGTTACACCAGCAACAGCGCCAGTTATCGCAACAGAGTTAGTTTGTGGTGCGGGTGATCCGCAAGGCTGGCCCGCACCTTCAATTGGCTCATTCCAGCATGACAGAGACGCATCACCGATTTCGGGTGCGACCAGTGCAGCTTATGAGCTTGTGGTGGCAGACCTTGAAACCGATCATACCTGCGATGTGACGGCTTCCAATGCGTCTGGCACGCCGAGCACAACCACGGCGGCAGTGACCGTTTTTGCCGCGCCTGCTATTCCATCTGACACGATTATCGATACTGATTGCGGCTATGGCTCAACGCTGTTCTGGCCGAATGTATTTGCGTCAATCTCACCTCAACGCTGCAATCTGGTGCATCAGCCGGGCGTTTCGTTTATTGCCGACGGTGAGGTTGAGGGTGATCCTGATATTATTCTGGGATCAATCGGCGCTTGGGTAGGCGACAAAACCTCCAATTATCCGTATCTCGATGAAATGGATTTGGCGGCAGAAAAACCACTGACGCCCGGTCAGTCATATGACGTTGAAGTTGATGTAATTATTGGGTTCGATAAGGACGGCAATGAAATTTCTTTCAACGGCTCATTGCGTTATTCAATCGGTAACAATACAGATCAGTATCTGTATTCAGGTGGCGGAGCAAATATTGATGTTCCAACCCCAAACCAGCCATTCCTATACACAATCTCACAAACAATTAACGTCGATATTTCGGAAACTGATCCTTCACTCAGGGTTGACCTCGGCAACCAGACCGCCACTGGCGGCACATCCGGAGGTGATATCCCTGTGGTCGGGATTAGGGTAAGGGACGCAGCATGAGCAAGGCGACAATTGATCAGTCACGGTTGGCAACGATTACTGAGATAGAATCTGGCACACATACACATGCAAGCGAAGGCATGTCGGTGCTTGATGCTGTGAGTTACATCACGGGCAGTCAGTTTTCCGATGAGCCGGTAAATGTGTGTCCTGTTGCTTTCAACTTTGTGCGAACGTTAGGCAATTTGTTGCCTGATGAGCGCCGTACAGTGGTGTTTTTGCCGTTGCTTGAAAAAATTGCAGGAGCGCTACCAGACCCTGAGATTTCTCAGCAACGCGCGGTCTTGTGCGCCAACAGCGTACTGCGTGAGCTTGTTCCAGCGGCCTTGCGCAACTATGGATGCGAAGATGAAGCAGCGCCACTTGAAGCGTTACCGATACTTAACGTTGGCATGAGCAAGGATGAGCTTACCGCGATCGCAGAGATTGTTGCAGATGCGCTTGATCCTGATGAGTGCCACGAGACACATTTGTCACCATCAAAGGCTGGCGCAAATAAAAAGCATATTATCGCATCAACAGCCGCCCGGAACGCGATTACGTCTGTGCGCAGAATGCTAAATCCGCATGCGCTAGCGTCCGCTCGGCATGCGAATATGGTGTTTACTGGTGGCTGCGCTGCGCGGGCGGCAATGGCTGCTGAAGAAGACGTTGATCCGGAAATGGATGACGCAACCAAGCAAGATATAGTGCGTGAACAGGACGCAACGCTTAGAAAGACCGTCGAGCGACTTGTCGCCTAATTGCTAATCCTACCAGTGCCGTTAAAAGCAGGATTGGCGATGCTGGAATGGGAACCGGAACAACTGACCATGATCCAGGGCCATCTGATAAATAGTAGATGTCGCCATACCATAAGGCGTACCCGTCTCTGTTGTGGGTTATCGTGGAGCTGTGCGGGTCTCCCAGCGAGAATAGATCCCATTCGATAATATTTCGGTTGGCGTCGGTTTTGAACTGCACGGTGTTGCTAATTTCGCCCAGATAAAAAACATCAAATTCCAGAAGCCATTCCGGTAATCCTGGCCAAGAGTACACGACAAACGTGATAGTGTTGCTGACCATGGATTTCCCAAACAGCTCTTCATCGATAACCATGCGACCTGAAAAGCCGGGCAGTGTGGTTGAGTAATCCGGTCCGCCCTGAATGCGGTGCAGCGGCTGCCCCTGGTATTCGTAGCTGACAATAGCTGCCTTTGCAGGCAACGCGAAAAACACCGCCAAAACGGCGGCACAAAGTAACCGATTAAACATCGCAAAAACTCCCCGTCCAATGCAGCAATAATGAATTGTTGAGCGCAGGAGTCAATTAGGACGGCGTTTTGGCTTGTTCGCGCCCCGCCACGGGCGCTTTTTTCATGGAGAATTGATGATGGCGCGCGCTAACTATCCGGCCGTCCTGGCCGACACGCTGAAGCATGAGGGCGGGTTTCAGCCTGACCGGCATGACAAGGGCAACTGGACCGGCGGCAAGGTTGGTGTGGGTGAGCTGAAGGGCACCAACAAGGGTATTTCGGCGGCGGCGTTTCCCGACCTCGATATCCGCAACCTCTCTGACGCCGAGATTGCCCGCATCTATGAGGCCAAATACTGGAACCCGGTGCGCGGCGATCTGCTGCCCTATGGCGTGGATCTGGCGACGTTTGACGCCGGGGTGATGTCCGGGCCGGGCCGCGCTGTCAAATGGCTGCAAAAGTCCATCGGCACCAAGGTGGACGGGGCATTCGGCCCGAAAACGGCCGAGGCCATGGGCCATGCCGAGCTGATCGGCGACAAGATTGTGCATCGTGTGTGTGATGCGCGGCTGGGTTTTGTCAAAGGCCTGACGATTTTCAGCCGCTATGGCAAGGGCTGGAGCCGCCGCATTGCCGGTGTGCGCGCCAAGGGCGTGGCCATGTGGATGGACAACCGCAACTGGACGGCCGCACTGAAGCACGACCAGCTGGAACGCACCGCCGAGGCGGCCCGCAAGCGCGCCAGAGCACAGGACACCGCCGCCAAGGGCACCGCGGCAACAGGCGGCACAGGCGTGGCTGTCGATCGCGGAACGGACTTTATCGACCTGTTGGGCAACGGCCTGGTGCTGGCGGCTGCAATCGGCCTGTTCATTTTCGTGGCCTATCTCATTGCCACCCGCGCCCGCATCAACCGCGACACCGCCCAGGCAATGGATGCTGAAGCTGCGGCATAGCCCGCCAACGCCAATCGAAAGGATTGACCTGATGACCTATCTGCTCTGGATCGCCATGCTGGCGGTCATTTTTGCCGTCGCCTATCGTTTTGCCCCGAAGGGCTGGCGCACCGTCGCCATAAATCGCGCCATGGCGCTGTTAAATGCCGGGCTTGGTCTACTTTACTTTCTACCGGATCTGCTGCTTGTGGCATTGCCGCACCTGCAGTTGGTCGATTTCTCTGCCTTCCTGCCAAACTGGCAGGCCACGCTGACGGTGACGGCGATCAATATTCTCAATGAATATATGCGCAAGCGCACCACCACGCCCGTGGGCGAAAAGTACTGATGGGTGAGCAGATTGCCGACTGGCTGACCGATGCCGCGCTGACACTTCTGGCGCGCGGCATCGACCAGTTGCCAGAAACCTGGATCGCGCTCGGCACCGGTCTATTCATCGGCTATCTCTGGGGCCGGTTCAAACTGTTTGGACTGGTGCTCGGCGGGCTGGTGGCGCTGTTCGTGCAAAGTGAGTGGCGCAAGCGGCTGGTCAAGGGTGATCGCGGCGCACCGCAGCCTGTGGCGTCACCAAGAGATGAGACGCGCAAAAAGACGTTACTGGATCTGTTCAAGCGCAAGGGATAACCAGACCAATGGGGGCAACCAACCATGATCGATATGCAACAGACGGTTGCCGACACTTATCCGCTGATGCCGTTCGTGACGCGGGCGGTCTGGGACCAGATGGTTCTGCTGGGCATTTCCGGCGCCGCGGGTGCGTTTGCGCGTGCTGCCTGGTCACCTGAAATCAATGCCCGCCGCCGCGTGGCCCAGGGGCTTTCTGGCGCGTTGTCCGCCGTTTTTCTCGGTGGGCTGCTGGCCTCGCTGATATCGCGCCACGTCACTGAACCGGAAGCGCAGGCGTTCGTTATCCTGGCATCGGGTTTTCTGCTCGGTGTTTCGGGCGAACTCGGCGTGAAAAAACTGCAAGACAAGCTATGGGGAAAAACCAATGGCTGACTTTCTGCTCGTTTTGAACAACATCACATCAGGGGTGCTGGCGGTAACCTGCTGGTGGCTGGCCCACAACTATGCGGCCGCCGGGCGTCCCTTGGGGCGATGGATCTCTATATTGCTCGGCATTTTCAGCCTGTCGGTGCTGGCGACGGCCTTTGCCCGCAATGTCCACCTCGATCCTTCACCCTGGCTGATCGTCTCAAAAGTTGTGCTGACGGCGCTATTCGCCGCTGTGGCACGCCGTGTTGCCCTCAGGCGTGAACACACCAGCTTGCACTGACCTGATCACCGTTACCTGCGCCAAATGCCGCCGTTCGGTCGAACAATGGGACGTGGTGAAGATCCCCGGCCGGGAACTGGGGCAGGGGTGGGTGAAGATTGTCGCCTGGTGCCATGGGGAACGGGAGACGATTGCGCTGCACGGCGTTGGTGAACTGAAGGCGTTCTCAAAAGAGCAAGATGACAGATCCGATCACGCGTGATGTGACGATTGGCGATTGATATCACCTCGTATCGTCTGTAGTTTGGGCGGGAATTCTTGTCAGCCAATGCGTTCAGCCAGTCAGCTAGTTTTCTGGCCTGTGCGGCTGTAAGCTCCAATTGGCATGTGTAGCCGAAACCGGTTTCGGTACTGCCTGCCCACGGGTTTTCAACCGAAACTAAGATTTTACCTCCGTAGAACCATCCTTCAAGAGCGTCATCAAGATTTGATTCCGCGTCACCAATTTCAATTCGATCTTCCATCTTCCAATTCCTCTTTTTGGGTAACCAGGCCCACTGCAATCGCGGCATCCGTCCGAATATTCTCCTGATGCATCTGCGCCCGGTTTTCCCGAACCGAATTGACCGCGGCGGCAATCACCGCCTCCTGCCAGCCCAGTTCGCGCAGCACCGCCACCAGATCTGACAGGTCGGCGCCGTCGGCCACAGCCAGGTCGATCATTTCCTCGAGTTCGAGCTGCTGATCTTCGGTCGGCACATGCGCGCGCGGCGGCTGTAATTCCCTCAT